CAGGCCTACGCCCGCGAGGACTACGAAGCGGCCTGGGACCTGCTCGAACCCTTCGAAGACGAAACCGAGGTGCGACGTGGCTGAGCCCGGCGTGCTCGTCGTGCGCGACGACGGCGTCATTCCCGTCAACGCCGGCATCCCCGTTGTACACGGACTCGTCGACGCCATCGAACAACTCGTCAACAGCCTCGGCATCCCCACCCGCGAACAACCCGAACACGAGCCCACGGAGGAGCAATGAACGGCACCGACTGGCTCCGCAGCCTGATTAAGCGCAAGCCGAAGTACGCCACCGGCGGCTACATAGCCGGCCCGGGCACCGGCGACATGCCGCTCGCGCCAATTGGCCAAGGCGGCTGCGTGTTCCCGCTGCCAGCCACACCGCCTGCCAACAGCCACTTCGAACTACGCGAGCCCACAGAAGCCGAAGCTGAGGAGTTTGCGCAGCAGCTGACCAAAGCCATCGTCGCACCCCGCGTCCGGCCCAGCCGCGAACACACCGAGGCGATCACCAAGCAAGCCACCGAGCGCGCGCGACAACAACGCATCGAGATGAACGGCTGCACCTGCGCCTACATCTACAGCCGCTGCTACTGCCAAGCACAAACGGCCGCGCAACACTAAGACTTGCCGCTGGTGGTGTCAGGACATGGACCTCCGACTGGTCAGCGGCAAGAAGGGGAAGGGACGCCCCGACGAAGCCCCGGCAGCGATCGGCTGCCGGGGCTTCACCACGTAGGCGGACACCGCCGTGCTTCCGGCCAAGGTTCTGCGACGGCGCCCGGATAGAGCATCCCGCCACGTAGTGAGCCGAAGCGGCATGATCGTTTTAACGGTGACGACTCGCACGAATGTTCGACTACAACGCGCACGTCTGAGACGATCAGCACGCGGCACATACCAAACCCGACACGCGCGCGAGGTCCGATGGCAGGCAGGCCGATTACCGCCGAGGAGGTTGAGCAGATTCGGCAGCATCACGCCGCCGGTCTGTCGCTGAACGCCACCGCGAAGGCGCTGGGGCGGCCGCTGACGAGCGTTCGGCGGGCCGCGATGAAAGCAGGCCTGTCCTGGGACCGGACGCGCACAGCGGCCGCCGTGGCCGCGCAGAAGGTGGACTTTGCGGCACGCCGGGCCGCGCAGCAGCAGCGGTACCTGGAGCTGGTCGACGAGATCCAGCAGCGTATGGCCGCCGAGTACGAGCATGCGCAGCCGGCCGGATCCGAGGGCAAGGTGCAGCGGTGGAAAACCACGCGGCCGCCGGCCCGCGACCTCGCCGACCTGATGCGCGCCGCCACAGCAGCGTCCGGTGCCGAGCTGCGCCTGGCCGACTACCGCTCCCGCGACAACCACGACGACGCCGGCGAGATCGTGCTCGCGTTCGACGTCGCGGTGCGCCGCGCCTACGCCGAGCAGCAGCAACCTGAGCCGGACGCGTAGTGCTCTCGCCGAAGCAGATCACCGCCTACTGCGAGTCCGACGCCAGGATCAACATCTGGGAAGGCGCGGTCCGGTCCGGCAAGACGATCAGTTCGCTGATGCGGTGGCTCGCCTACGTCAAGACCGCGCCGCGCCGCGGCGAACTCGCCGTCATCGGCAAGACCACGCACTCGGCCTACCGCAACGTGTTCGCGCCGCTGATGGACCCCGGCATTGTCGGCGCCACCGTCGCCCGCTCGGTCACCTACACCGCCGGCGCCCCGACCGGATCGATCCTGGGCCGCGAAATCCACGTCATCGGCGCCAACGACGCTAAGGCCGAGCCGAAAGTCCGCGGGCTCACGGGTGCCGGCGCGTACGTCGACGAGGCCACGGTGCTGCCGCGCGACTTCTGGAACCAGCTGGTGGCGCGGCAATCCACACCCGGCGCGAAGATCTTCGCGACGACAAACCCGGACTCGCCGGCGCACTGGCTGCGCACCGAATGGCTCACCGGCAACAACCCCAGCGTCCGCAGCTGGCACTTCACCCTCGACGACAACCCGTTCCTCGAACCCGACTACGTCGCCCACCTCAAACGCAGCTACGTCGGCCTGTGGTACCAGCGATTCATCCTCGGCAAGTGGGTCGCCGCCGAAGGCGCCATCTACGACATGTTCGACCACGAACAACACCTCGTCGCACCCGCGCGAATCCCGCCGATCCTCGACTGGATCGTCACTGGCGTGGACTACGGCACCTCCAACCCGTTCCACGCCGTCCTTGTCGGCCGCGCCGCCGACAAACGCCTGTACGTCACCGCCGAATACCGGTACGAGTCGGCGAAGGCTCAGCGGCAGCTCACCGACAAGGCCTACTCCGAGGCCTTCAGGCGCTTCCTGGCGACCGCCCGGATCCCGCGCACAGAGTTCCGCGGCGTCGCCCCGCGGTACGTCGTCGTCGACCCGTCAGCGGCCTCGTTCCGGGTGCAGCTGCACCAGGACGGCACGCCGTCGTGGCCGGCCGACAACGACGTCCTGGACGGGATCAGGACCGTGTCGAACGTCCTCGGCAACGACCGGCTTCGGATCTCGAAGGCCTGCAAGGCCCTGATCGACGAGATGTCCGGCTACTCCTGGGATCCGAAAGCTCAGCTGATCGGCGAAGACAAGCCGCTGAAGGTTGCCGACCACGGCCCCGACGCGCTGCGGTACGCCCTGCACACCACCCGCGCCGACTGGTCCCACGCAATCGACCTGTTCGCTCTCGCCGCGTAGCATGTCGAACATGAGTTCTAACGACGAGATCAGCCCCGTCGCCAAGCAGCGGGTCAACTACGCCGTCCAGATCGACGGCATCGGCCAGCCGCTCGCAATCACCTGCGACGACATCGTGGCCGAGGACAACTACGTGCGCTTCATGGACGGCGACGTGCCGGCCGCTGTTGTCCCGGCGCACCGCCTGATCGCCGCGGCCCGAGCGGCGGCCACCTCGTGAGCGCCGATGACCTGATCGCGAAGCTGTCCGCGCCCGCACCCGAAGCCCGGCCGACCGTGGTCGTGCAGCCGGACATCCAGGCGCTGCCCTGCACCGGCTGCGTCATCGACGCCAAGCAGGCCGTCGCCCTCGGCCGCGAACCGCTCGAGCCGCTCCCCGGTACCGTCATGGTCCAGGGCATGCTGCTGTGCGACATCCGGCACGAGCTGAAGGTCGGCCCGCAGCCGCTGCTGATCGCACAGCCCGGGCAGGTCCCGGGCGGTACCTTCGGCTGATGGACATCGTCGCCTTCCTGACCGCGCGGCTGGACGAACGCGAGCAGCTGGCGCGCCACGTTCAACACGCGGTCGGGGATCAGTTCGACGCGCTTATGGGTGTCCTAGGCGAAGCTCACGAGCCGGGATGGCGGTACGGAATCGTGCCGCTGTACCTGCGCAGCCACGACCCCGCGCGCGTGCTGGCCGAGGTGGAAGCAGTCCGAGGAGTCATCGCGATCTACAGCAGGTTCGCCGCCGACTACGACCGCCTCCAGGCAGCCGCGGCCGCCGACTCCTTCGCCGTTGGCCAAGACCAGATGACGATCGCTGCCGTCAGAGTTCGCGCGCTCGAAGGCGTGCTGACCGAGCTGGCCGCGCCTTACTCCGCCCACACCGACTACAACCCGGCATGGGCGGACTGACGTGGACGACGAGCAGCAGCTGTGCGGCGCCACGACCGACATCGACTGGCAGACGACGTTCGAATGCGAACTCCCGCCTGGCCACGCTGGTGACCACGAGATGACTTACGCGTGGTCGAACGAGCCGATCGGCCCGAAGCTGCTGGCCGTCGTTGTGCCGCGCACCGAAGTCATCAACCGCGACCAGCTCTGACGACCGCACCACCGGCCCGACACGGGCACGCCTCGCCGACACGGCACCCACCCCTGACACAGGAGCCGTGCCGACGTGGCGCTCTACAACAACCCCCAGCAGGAATGGCCGCCGCCGTTCCTCGGCCCCATGCTCGCCAGCATGCGGTACTGGTCCGCGTGGTTCTCCGGCGACCCGAACATCCTGTACTGGACGTACTACAACGTCGCCGAGAACTCCCAGACCGGCCGGAGCTTCTTCGCCACCAGCGGCGAGTCCGCACTCCCCACCGGCTACGCCGGCCGCACCCGATCCGGCCTGCTCGGCTCGGTGCAGCGCACGTTCTGGGGCGCCCGGCTCCCCGCTGGCGAGAAACGTTCGAAGTTGCACGTGCCGCTCGCCGGCGACATCTCGGCGATGTCCGCCGACCTGCTGTACGCCAAGCGGCCCGAGCTCGCGCTGCCGCCGGAGATAAACGACCAGGCCACCGCGAAGTGGCTCGCAGACCTCGTCGACGACGACACCCACGCGACGCTGCTGGAGTCCGAGGAGATCTGCGCCGCGCTTAGTGGCGTGTTCCTGCGCGCCAACTACGACACGTCCCTGTCCGACCGGGCATGGCTGGACATCGTCCACCCCGATGCCGCGGTGCCCACGTTCACCCGCGGCAAGCTCACGCGCGTCACGTTCTGGCGCGTCATCCACGACAGCGGCTCCCAGGTGATCCGGCACCTGGAAACCCACGACCTCCAGAACAACCTGATCATCCACGAGGTCTACGACGGCGACCAGAAGCAGCTCGGCACCGCCGCGCCCCTGTCCGCGTTCGACGCCACGGTGGCCCTGGACGAACTCACCGTCGACGGCGTCCTGAACCTGCCCGACCTGCCGCCGGACGCCAACACCGTCGTCTACATCCCGAACATGCGGCCCAACCGGCTCTGGCGCGACATCCCCGAGGCCGCCTACCTCGGCCGGTCCGACTACGCCGGCATCGAGGGCATCATGGACGCCCTGGACGAGACCTACTCGCTGTGGGTCAAGGAGATCCGGCTCGCGCGGCTTCGCCTGATCGTGCCGGACACGTACCTGGACAACCTCGGACCCGGCAAGGGCGCCGTCCTGGACCTGGACCGTGAGGCGTTCGTGCCGATGAAGATGCTCGCCGGCGCCGCGGACAACTCCCAGATCACCGCGAACCAGTTCGCAATCCGATGGCAGGAGCACCTGGAGACCGCGAACCAGCTGATCGGCGAGGCGGTCACGCGGGCCGGCTACTCGGAGCAGACGTTCGGCGAGACCGGCAACACGGCGATGACCGCGACCGAGGTCGAGTCGCGCGAGCGCAGGACGCTGCTGACCCGCAGCAAGAAGATCAACTATCGGCGGCCGCGCGTTGCAGAGATCGTCTACACCCTGATGTGCATGGACGCCGCCTACTACCGCGCGAAGATCACGCCGATTCGGCCCGACGTCACGTTCCCCGACGCCGTGCTGCCCTCCACCGCCGAGCTCGCGCAGACCGCGCTCACCCTCCACAACGCCCAAGCCGCCAGCCTCGAAACCCTCGTCGCCATGGTCCACCCCGACTGGACCCCCGACCAGGTCGCCGAGGAAGTCGGCGCCATCAAGGGCGAAGCCGGCTTGGATCTGTTCGGCCGCGCCCGCATCAGCCTCGCCCCGCCGATGGGCAGCACCGAAACCCTCGGCCAGCAGGTCGAGGACATCAGCGGCACCGTCGTCACCCCGAACGACCCGGACCTGGTGGAGAACGCGGGCCGCTCGGAAGGGATCCGCGTCTGACGTGACCTTGTCGAACGTTTGTGCGACACTGATCCGCGAGGGATCAGCCGACCAGCGCAGGAGCCAGGATGACCGAGACCGCCACCGAAGGCACCGGAACCGACACGGGCACCGGAACCGACGGCGGCACCGGCACGCCCGACTACAAGGCCCTGTACGAGGCGACGCTCGCCGACGCCGAGAAGTGGAAGGGCCTGTCGCGCAAGCATGAGAAGCAGGCCAAGGAGAACGCTGACGCCGGCCAGACCGCAGCACAGCGCCAGGAAGCGCTCGACAAGGTCCTCGCCGCGCTCGGCGTCGACGCCGGCAGCAGCAAGACACCCGACGTCAACGCCATCACCGCGCAGCTGCAGCAGGCCCAGGCCGAGACTCGCGCCCGCGCGGTCGAGCTGGCCGTGCTGCGGGCCGCCGGCCGGAATGGGGCCGACGGCGACGCGCTGCTCGACTCGCGCCAGTTCCTGTCCTCCCTCGACGGCGTCGACCCGAACGACGCCACCGCGGTCACCGAAGCCGTCAAGGCAGCGGTGACCGCGAACCCGCGCTACGCCCTCACCGCCGACACGGCCAGCCAGGGCGCGAACACCAGCCAGCAGCCGCCGGCTCCGCAGCGGCAGGCCTCCACCGTCGGCGAGTTCAACGGCGCCCCCGGCGGACAGCGCCAGTGGACCCAGGCCGACGTCGACCGCGCCACTCCGGCGCAGCTCGAGAAGGCCGTCGGCGACGGGCTGCTGACGAACTACCTGAACAGCTGAGCCCACAGCTCGGCAGCACCACCGCACCGCGCGTCGCCGACACGGCACCGCAGCGGGGCACGACCAGCCGACACGGCATCCTCCTTTGAAAGGGACACGCCGTGTCTGTCACACACTTCAAACCGACATTCTGGTCGAAGGTCCTGCTCGGCAGCCTGGAGAAGAAGTTCGTCTTCGCCTCCGACATGGTCTGCAACAGCGACTACGAAGGCGAGATCACCGGTGCCGGCGACTCCGTCAACATCACCTCGATCGCCGACCCGACCATCTCCGACTACAGCCCGAACGGCACGATCAACTACGAGTCGCCGCAGGACTCCGGCCAGACGCTGCTGATCGACCAGGCCAAGTACTTTGCCGTCAAGGTCGACGACGTCGACGCCGCCCAGGCCGCCGGCAACATGCTGACGTTCATGCAGGGCCGCGGCGCCTACAAGACCGCCGACGCCACTGACCAGTTCATTGCCGGCCTCTACACCGGCGCCTCCCCGACCAACGCCGTCGGCTCCAGCGGCTCCCCAAAGACGCCCGGCGTCTACAGCACGACCAACCCCGCCGACTTCTACACGCAGGTGATCCTGCCGCTCGGCGTCAAGCTCGACGAGGCCGACGTTCCCGACGACGGCAGCCGCTACGTCATCCTGTCGCCCTGGCAGATCGGTCTGCTGGAACAGACCGGCGCGTTCATCAACTTCCCGAACGCCGCCGGCGGGCCGCCACTGGTGATGGCCAACGGCTGGGTCGGCAACGTCGGCCGCTTCAAGGTGCTGAAGTCGAACAACACCGTCAACTACAGCGGGTCGAACTGGATCGTGCAGGCCGGCCACCCGGCCGCGATCACCCGCGCGAACCAGATCGTCAAGACCGAGGCGCTCCGACTCCAGACCACGTTCGCCGACGCCGTCCGCGCCCTGCACGTCTACGGCGGCAAGGTCGTGCGCCCGGAAGCGTTGGCGATCGCCTACGTCACCCGCCCGGCCGGAATCTGAGGAGCGACGACCATGGCACCCACTACTCCGCTTACCAGCTCGAACGTCGCCCGCAAGAGCATCAACGGCATGGTGTCGGCGGCGACCGCCTACAGCATCCAGGCCGGCGACGTCTCCGCTGGCCTGTCGATCCCGCAGTCGCTGTTCGCCGGCAGCATCTCCGGGCTGAACTTCGGGCAGGCCGGCTTCGTCATGGAGCGCATCGACCTCGTCGTCGCGACCACCACCGCCGGCACCGGCTTCTCGATCGTCGTCAAGGCCACCCAGCCCCAAACCGACGTCGGAAAGCAGCACTCGCCGTTCCCGCTGTCCAACCAGGGCGATGTCACCCTGAACGTCAACACTGTCGGCAACTACTACATCGGCCCGCTGACCTCGAACCGCTTCAGCCAGCCCGACGGCTCGCTGCTGCTGAACTTCTCCGGCACCCTCGGCGTCACCACCTTCTGGGTGCTCGTGTCGCCGTGGGCGCCGGCCGGTCCGCGCGGCTGACCCAACCACTCGACAAGGAGCAGCCCCATGTCCGAAACCGAAGCCACCACCGTTGTCGACGACACGCCGGATCTCGGTATCGAGGTCTGGTACGAGAACGTGCAGACCGGCGGGATGTTCGGTTTTGGGCTGCCGCTGCCGAAGCAGATCCTTCCGCAGATCAAGAACGGGAACCTGAAGCGTGTCGCCGGTCCGGCCGGCACGCCCACGAACTCCGCGGTCGCCGTCCTCGAGGCTGACGAGGACGGCGCCGCGGACTCCGGCGAAGACCCGGCGATGTTTCCGTGCGAGGAGTGCGGCGAGACCGCTGCGAAGGACGCCGACGGCTTCTACACCGACCACTGCGCCAAGCACACACCGAAGCCGACCAGCAGCCGTACCAAGAAGGCGTGAGCCGTGGCCCGGGTCTACGCCGCCGTCGCCGACTACGTCACGTGGTCCGGCGACCAGATCACGCCAGCGGAGCGGGTCACGTGGCTTCTGACCCGCGCCTCGGAGGACGTCGACCGTGCCCTGATCGGCGCGGTGTATCCGGTCGACGCCAACGGCATGCCGACCAACGCCACCGACATTCAGACGTTCAAGGACGCCACGTGCGCGCAGGTCGCTTTCCGGCTGGAGCTCGCCGACGACACCGGCGCCGCCTCCCGCAACGACGCCACCAGCATCGGCGGCATCTCGATTCACCGCGCGGCCGGCACCGCGGCGCTGGCACTCCCACCGCTCGGCCCGGAAGCCCTGAAGATCCTGCACCTGGCCGGCGCCGTCGGCGTCGCTGCGATGACGAACTGGTAAGGAGAGCCCGATGCCTGTCTACTGGCCCTTCTTCGGAGCTGTCGACAACGTCGCCGAACCGTCGCAGTTGCCCGGCGTGAACCGGGGCACGCACCGCGGCTTCACCAAGAGCCCGAAGCCCAAGCCGCGCAAGCGCAGGTAGCGCCGTGCAGCTGCCGCCGACCACCTTCGTCGACATCGCCCGCGCCACCGGCGTCGACGCCTACGGCGACCCGACCGACGTGAACAGCGCCCCGCACGCCGTCGCGGTGCCGGCCGCGCTCGCTTCGACCTCGCGAACCTCGCAGGACCCGGCGACCGGCACACCCCGGCAGGTCACCACCCTGACGTGTGTGCTGCCGCGTGGCACCGACGTCCGCGACGACGACCGCATCACCGACACCGCCACCGGCGCCACCTACTACGTGACCGCGATCAACACCGGCACGTCGTACGGGTTCTCGGCCGGGATCGTTGCGACCCTGTCGGCGGTTGGCGCATGACCGTCACCACCCTCGAGCCGGCACCTGCACAGCAGCAGCCTGATCTGCGGGCCCTGTCTGACGCGCAGGCCGCCGCGCTCATCCTCGCCGAGCTCGCCGCGGCTGATGCCGCCTCGTGGCCGCTTCGTCTCGCTCTCGCCCAGATCCGGTCTCAGCTGACCGGACGCCAGCAGCTCGGTACGGTGCTCGGACGCGAGACCGCGGTCCGGGACCTGAAGGCGTGGACCGGGCAGCAGCTGCGCGACACCGCCGGGCTGCTCGACCGTCCGGCGGTCGCCGCGGTGCTTCGCCAGGCCGCCGAGACCGCGGCCGCCACCGGCGCGGCCAACGCCGCCGCCCAGGCCGGCATCGCCGAAACCATCACGCCCCGCCTCGACCCGGCCGTCGCCGCCGTCACCCGCACCGCGCCGACGACCGCGGCCGCGCACCTTCGCACCGCCGTACAGGCCCTGTCCGGCGCCCAGGACGTGGCAGACGTCGAACAGGCTCTGGCGATCGCCGACCGGGCCCCTGCGTCGCTCACGCTGGCTGCTGGCTGGGCCGTGAACCGTGCCGCCGCCACCTCGGTCCGGGCGACTGCCGCCCGGCTTGGCGCCGAACTGCTGTGGATCTCCGAGAGGGACGCCTGTGTCGTGTGCCTGGCGCTGGCCGGCCACACCGCGGACCCGCGCGTCGGCGACGGCTTCGACGAGTTCACCACGTTCGGGCCGCACCGGCCGCCAGCGCCGTGGCCGCCCGGTCAGCCGCTGCTGTGCCCGCCGCGGCATCCGCACTGCCGCTGCCAGATCGTCGTCTGGCTCGGCGCGGCCGCCGGCCAGCCGGATCTCCCGGCGTCGCTGATGCACGAGGCGAAACGCAGCATCCTGCGCGGCTTCTCCCGGCCGTCGGAGTCGCACACGATCCGGATCGCCGCGGCCCGCAAGCTACTGGCCGCCGGCTCTGCCGACATGCCGAAAAGCGTCCGCGCCTACGCCGCTCACGCGGTGGAGCGTGGCCGATTCCCCACCCGAGACGTGCCGCACTGGCACCCGAGTAGTAGGAGCACAGCAGCATGACACTGGACGAGATCAAGGCCGCGATCGGCGAGAAGATCGACGAGGCGTGGCACACGCTGAAGGACGAGGTTAACCCGGACGCGGCCCGCGCGCTGGCGAGCAAGCTCACCGCCGAGGTGTACGCGCACGTCCTCGAGGTCGAGGCGCACCTCATCAACCACGTCCTCGGCAACGCCGCGCCGCCTGCAGACCCGGGTGCGGTCCAGCCGAATGAGCCGCCCGCTGCCCCGGCGGACGCCCCGACCGGCATGGCCGCCCACCCGCCGGCGTCCGCCGACGAGTCAGTCCCGGCCGACGTCGTCGAGGAACCGCCCGCGCCGACCGCGAGCTGAGAGCCGCGTCCGCGCCGCGGCCCGGGCCCGGCGCGGATGCTCGCACACTAGTTCGACAAGGCGCTATCCTGATCGCAGCTTCGTCAGCCCCCGCCCGTAAACGGCGGGTCGGAGCCACCCGGAACACCGATCCGTAGAGGGCGGCGAGGAATGGCTGACGTGCGCGTAGAGCTGGCACCCGATGCCGAGATCCGCGCATTCCTCGCCCGCGCCACCGGCGAGTTCTTCGACACCCGGCTTGGCCCCGACGTCACCGCAGATGCAGTCCGCGGCTGCCCGGTCCTGACCGGCCGACTGTCCGGCTCACTCGACCACACCGTCCTCGGCGAGGCCGGCCAGCTGCCGACGCTGATCGTCGGCTCGTTCCCGGACGAGGAAGGCCGGGTCGACTACGCGGCCGCGGTCGAGATGGGCTTCCACGGCCTGGAGCAAGTCGCCGCCCACACCCGCAACGGCCACCCGGTCGCAGCCTTCGAACGCCAGGGCAACACCCCCGAACAGCCGTACCTTCGGCCGGCGCTGTACCGCAGGCGGTCCGCATGACCACCCTGCTGCTGCCCAACAGCGAGCTGGTCGCGTGCGCGTGGCTCGCGCAGATCTCGGGCTGGAACACGGGCATGGTCGGCACCACGCTGCCACGGATCGGTCCGACCGGGCCGCTGCCGGACTGGATCGCGGCCGGTTTCGTCACGGTCGGCGTTGTCGGCGGCACCCCGGGCTCGCACGTGCCGCTGGCCGAACCGGCGCTGTCGGTGAACTGCTGGGCCGTGAACGCTACCTGCGCCGGCATTGGCCAGCCGATCAACGTGTCGCCGCGGCCGCCGTGGGGGAAAGCGGCGCAGCTGGCCGAGCAGATTCGGTACGCCGTCTACGTCCTGGACCGCGGCATAGGGCGGCACGTCGCCATGGCAGTGCCCGGCTACGCCGGCGCGGCCGTCATGTCCGCGCTGATGCTCACCGAGCCCCGCCGTGTCCCGGCGGACATTGCTGGCTATGCCCGGTTTCAGTTCGACCTCCAGCTCGACTGGGTGACAGGGAGCCTGTGATGCCCAAGATCCGCACCGTGTTCCGACCCTGGGAAGAGGTCGAGGTCCCGGACGAGGAGGCCGCGGCGATGGCCCGCATGGGCCTGCTCGCCGCCGACGCGCCAGAGGAGGTGAACACCGATGGCGACACCGAAGAAGGCGGCGAAGACACCGCATCCGGGATTCCAGAAGGCAGCAGCGAAGATCGCCCGCAAGGAGGGCGTAAGCCCCGACGCGGCACGCCGGATCCTCGCATCGTCGACGCGGAAAGCAAGCCCGGCAGCGAAGCGGGCGAACCCGAACCTCAAGAAAGTCCCGATGAAGAAACCCAAGAAGGGCTGAGCTGATGGCTCGCTACAACTTCTCGACGCAGAACACCATTCAGCCCTTCACCCGGCTGACCGGTCTGCGCGGCACCTACCAGGCGATGACCGGGTTCACCGGTTTCCAGTGGTCGAACTCGGGCCAGGAGATCGTCGCGATCATCAACGGCGCGACCGCCTCCAACTACACGATCAACATCGGCACCACGATCGAGGGCCAGGGGGTCACGGCCCTCACCGGGGCGCTGCCGACGTCGAACACCGACCCGATTTTCTTTGGGCCGTTCCCGTCCGACGTCAACCAGAAGGACGGCCTGGGCTCCGTCTACTTCGACCTGTCGTCGGTGGCCACGGTCACCGTCGCCATCCTGCGCATGGTGGGGGTGTTCTAGACCATGACGATGACGATCACCCCATACAACCTGGTACAGGGCCCTGCGGACCTGTACGTGGCGGCGTTCGGCACCACCGAGCCGCTGGACTCCAACGCGACCGTGGCGGCTGGGCCGCCCGGAGGCTTGTGGATCGGCGTCGGTGGCACCGATGCCGACGTCACCATGGAAGTCGACGTCACCATCGATGACCTCAAGGTCGACCAGATCATCGATCCGGTCGGGGGCCGTCCCACGGACCGGTCGATCACCATCAAGACGCAGTTGCGCGAGGTCACACTCGCCAACTTCGCCAACGCCGTGAACGGCATGGTCACCACCACCGTCAGCGGTTCCTACAGCGTGCAGGAGCCGGTCGGGGCCTCCAACGCCACACAGCCCTCGTACTCCGCGCTGATCTTCGACACGTGGGCGCCGACGCTGTCGACAGGTCTGCCGGCCCGCCGCCGGATCATCATCCGCAAGGTCCTGTCCAAGCCGAAGATCCAGCTGGTGTCCGGTAAGGGCAAGAACGCGATGTACGACTGCACTTGGCAGGCCTACTACGTGTCCGGCAGCACGCAGCTGTACCACCAGGTCGACCAGACTGCCTGATCCCCGCACGTCTCGTTTCAGCCCGGCTTGCGCGCTCAGCCCGCGCCGGCCGACGAGGAAGGACACCCCGATGCCCACCAAGACCGTCCGCGCCCGCAAGGTCGCAGCGTCGCCGACGGCTGCCCCGGAGCAGCCGTTCATCGACCTCGACGAAGACGCCCTCGACCCCGACAGCGTCGAGAAGTTCCTGCTGTTCGAGTTGCACGGCGTGCAGTACCACATCCCGGTCGAGCAGCCCGCCGGGAAGATCTACACCTACATCGACATCGAGCGTGAGCAGGGCCCTGAGGCCGCGATGTGGTGGATGTTCGGCGACCTGCTCGGCGAAGACGGTGCCGCGGCGCTGCGTAACTATCCCGGCCTGCGCCGCAAGCACCTGCGCGCCTTGCAGCTGCGGTGCGTGGAGACGCTGCGGGGCCCAAAAGACTAGAAGCGGCCTGGGTTTTCGACCTGATTGACGAGGTCGAATCGGATCTGTCGAGGTTCCATCGGATAGAGAGGTGGCAGGAGATGCCGGGGCCACGGTTCTGCCGCCTGGCGTCGCTGCTGCCTGCCTACGGCGGCGCCGTAGCGCGCGCGCTGGCCGCATCAGCGACACCGGCGCCGGACCCGCTTCTGCTGCCCGTCCCCGACCGACCGCTCGTAGCCGAGCCGACACCGATCACCCCGGCGGTTGCGGCCCTGGGCCCGCACGCCGACCTGTTCAGCTTCGCCACCACCGGCGGCGACGGTGTCTGACGGCTTCCGCATAGCCACCGCCTACGTTGCGGTCGAAGCCTCCGACGAAGGCTTCCGCGCCCAACTCGACGCCAAGATCAAAGAGGCGGCCGAAGGCGTTGCCGCGAAAGTCAAGGTCACCCCCGACGCGGACGGCCTCGCCGAGAAGATCCGTGCCGAAGCCGCCGCTGCCGACGCCGAAACCCACATCCGCGTCAAGGTCGACGAGACCGGCGGCGGCATCACCTCCGAGCTGGACGCCCTCGGCTCGCAGGCGGAGACCGAAGCTGACGCGATCGGCGGCCGCATCGGCAGCGCGCTCGGCAACGGCCTGTTCCGGGACGCCAACGGCTACATCCGCAACGCGTCTGGCCAGTTCGCTTCCGACGAAGAAAAGATCGCCGCCGGGCTTGAAGACCTCGGCACCAAGGCCGACCGCAGCGGCCAGAAGCTTACCGGCGCCGGGAAGAGCGCCCGCGACGCCGGTCGCGACGCCGGATCCTCCACCGGCGGCTGGGGCGCCTTGTCCGGTGCGGCCGGTGGCACCGCCACGGCTCTGAAGGCCGTCGCCGGCATCTCCCTCGTGCCGACCCTCGCCGCCATCCCTGGACTGGCGGCCGGGGCCGCGGCCGGCCTCGGTGTGCTGATTGGTGCCGCGCTCGGGGTGGCGAAGGCGCTGAAGGACGCCGGCGCAGCCACCGGCGCAGGAGGAGGTGGCGGGCCGTCCGGCGCGCAACTGGCCGCGACGGCCTACTCCAACGCGGTCGCGATCCGCGGCGCCGAACAGCAGGTCTCTGACGCGCGAGAGCAAGCAGCCCGCTCTGCGGTGTCGTCGGCTGAGAGCGTGCAGAACGCTGAACAGGGCGTCGTCGACGCCGAGCGCAACGCTGCCACGGCCGCGCAGAACTCGGCCGCGCAGATCGCCGCTGCGAAGCAGCACGTCGTCGACGCCGCCTACGCCGGGCAGCAGGCCGAACAGGCCTATACGAACGCCGTCTACAACGAGGTGCAGGCGCAGCAGGCCGCCATCAACGCGCGCGCGGCGGCTGCCGACCAGCTGGTCGATTCGCAGAACGCTGCAGCCGACGCGCACCTGGCCACTGAGAAGGCCGCGCAGGACTCGGCGGCCGCACAGAAGGCGCTGGCGCTGGCGGAGGCGAACGGCGCGACCACGGCCGACCAGAAAGCCGCCCTTGACCTGGCCGCCCGGACTGCGGTGCAGCAGCTGGCCGATGCGAAGCAGCGTGAGAAGGAAGCGGTTGAGAAGGCCAACGCCGCGACGAAAGCCGGTGTCGACCAGGCGCCGACGGTGCTGGCGGCCGAGCACGCCGCGCAGCTGGCTGCGGAGTCGACCGTGGCTGCGCAGCACGGCGTCACCCAGGCCCAGCAGCAGCAGGCTGACGCTGCCGCCGCCCTGGCGAAGGCTCAACAGGCCGCCGCCGACCAGCAGGCCGCATCTGACGAGCAGGTCGCGAAGGCCCGGCAGTCCCTGGCCGATGCGCAGCGGCAGGCCGATCAGCAGCGTGAGGACTCGGCGAAGTCCGTCGCCCGGGCCGAGCAGAACCTGACTGACACCATCAAGCAGCAGCAGCTGGCCGCGTCCGCCGCGAACTCCGGCGGCTCGGCGGGCGCGAACGCCTACGCGCAGGACATGAAGAACCTGTCGCAGGCCGGCCGGGACTTCGTGACCACGGCGTTGGGCATGAAGAGCGAGCTGCACGAGCTGTCGCTGGAAGCCCAGACGGCGACGCTGCCCGGGTTCACCCAGATGCTGAAGGACAGCAACCACCTGCTGCCGGTGGTGCGCGACGGCATTCAGAACACAGGCCACGCCCTGTCGGACATGGCGCTGGGCTTCGGCCACCTGTTTGCGAACCCGCAGTTCAACGCGTCTGCGATGCAGTTCGAGCAGATTGTCACCGGTGGTTTCGGTCAGTTCACCTCGGCGTTGCCGCCACTGCTGAACGCGATCGTCACCGACGGCGTCCGCGCCGCCCCGCTGATCAACGCTGTCGCGCTCGGCGTCCACCAGCTGATCGAAACCGGTTTGCCCGATTTCCTGTCCGGGCTGACCGTCAACTCGGCAGGCGCCGCCCAAGGCGTCGGCGCGCTGTTCCGCGCGGTCGCCGGGCTGCTCGGCCCGGCCGGGATGCTCACCGGCGCTGTCGCGGGCGCCCTCGGACCAGCCCTGGACAATCTCGAGCCGACGCTTGTCACGATGGCCGACGAAATCGTCGGCAACCTGCTGCCGATCATGCCTCAGCTGTCGACCGACCTTGTCGACGTCGCCCAGGTAGTCGGCCAGCTGTTCCAGGCAGTCGAACCGGTCATCCCGATGCTCGCCGACGACCTGGCCACCGGACTGCGCATCGTCGACCCGCTGCTGAAGGACCTGGCGAAGTTCCTCGGCGACAACCAGCAAGAGGCGACCACGGTCGCCGAGGGCATCCTCGGGATCATTGCCGCGATGAAGGCCTGGAACACCGTCACGTCGATCACACAGGGCGCGACCAAGGCCGTCACCGGCCTCATGGACAAGTTCAAGACGTCGGCGAAGAACGCCGGGGAGGAAGCGGAGAAGGCCGGCGCGAAGGCCGGCGCCGAAGGGTTCGCAGGGAAGGTCGGCAACGCGATCCCGATCGTCGGCGCCGCCGTCACCGGCGTCATTGCCCTGGCCCAGTGGTACCAGCACACCCAGGACGCCGCGCACAACGCGTCGACCAGTGTGGACGGCTTCACCACCGCGCTGCTGAACTCCGAGTCCAACACCGACAACGTGATCCCGACATTGGACACGCTGTCGCAGAAGATGACCAGGCTTGGCGCGGACACCTCGAATGCCCAGGATCCGATCGCCCAGACCGGTGTCGGTCTGATCGAGCTGTCGAAGAAGATCGGGCTGACTACCGACCAGATGCGGAACTACGACGCTGGCCTGGCAGCGATGGTCTCGTCGGGCAACGGTGACCGCGCGGCGAAGATCGTTTCAGAGCTGGCGGACGCCACCGACGTCCACGGCAACAAGATCGTGGATGTCACCAAGGATTTGCCGGCGTATCAGGCGGCGATCCAGAAGGCGGGGACCGACCAGCTTCAGACGAACCGGGCTACGAAGGACGGCGCCGACGCGGTCCAGAACCTCGGCGACAAGATCAATAACACGACCGACAAGTACAAGTACATGTCGGACACGATGAACAGTAGCGAGGCCCTGGACCGGTTCCACCTCCAACTACTCGACCTCTCGAAAGCCGCGCAGGACAACGGGACCAGCCTGGACGGCAATACCCAATCGGGACTTCGGAACCGGCAGGCCTTCTCTGACCTCGCCGACCAGATCCGCGAATACGGGCAGAAGCTGAAGGACTCCGGCGATGTGGACGGCGACGTCGGCTTCAAAATGCAGGGGCTGATCGATCAGCTCGAGGAGACCGGCAAAAAGTACGGCTATAACAAAACCCAGATCGACGACTACATCAAGAAAATCGGCTTAATCCCGCCAACCGCACTAACCACGCTCAACCAGCGCGTCGCCTTCCAGATCGACCAGGAGGCGATGGCTGCCGCCTTGAACAACATCGACCACGTGGTTGGGCAGCACCACCTCATCCCAGGCAACGCCGCCGGCGGACTCATCACCGGGCCGGGCACCGGCACCTCCGACAGCATCGTCCGGCGCGTCTCCAACGGAGAGTTCATCATGCCTGCCGACTCCGTCGCCCGCTTCGGGGTGCCGTTCATGGAGTCCCTGCGCAACGGCCAGATGCCCGCGGCGCCGACACCGTCCGCGGCGCCGGTCACGGTCAACTTCTACGGCACCCAATACCCGACCGTCGAGCAACAGCAGGTCCTGATGCGCGACCTGGCACTTGCGGTGAGGCGATGATGGCCGACCTCGGATACTTCACCGGCGGCATCACCTTCACGCCTCCGCTCGGCGCCGGGCCGTCAACCGATCTTGAGTTCGGGGCGGTCGACGCCAACGGCACCTGGTGGCTGCTACGGTCCTGGACCGGCATGGACGGCGTCGCCACCGCGGGCCAGGTCGTGCAGCGCGCCGGCGACCATGGCGCCTGGGCGCCCCCGCAGTGGTACGGGCCGCGCACCATCACGCTGCTGGTGCAGGCGACCGCGCAGTCGCAGGCGCTTCGGGACGTCGCTCGGGCCTACCTGCAGCAGGCCATCCCGGTCGGTAGCGACTCGAGTTTGGCCACGCTGCGGTGGGACGAGCCGGTGCCGGTCCAGCTGCAGGTGCGTCGTTCCGGGCCGATCGTCGAGACCTACTCGACGCTGGTGGATGTGGTGTTCTCGGTGCCGCTGGTGGCGCCGGACCCGCGCAAGTACAGCACCGTCTTGCATCAACTGACCGCGACGCAGGCCTCCGTCGCGGCCGGGCTGGCGCCTCCGCTGACACCCCCGTTCACACTCCCGGCCGGCGCCCCGCCGATGGCGGTCGCCTGCACGAACGCAGGCAGCTTCGAGACGCGCCCGGTGGTCAGCATCACCGGGCCGCTCACTAACCCGGCTGTGGTGAATCAGACCACCGGCCAGGTGGTGAGCTTCAGCGGTATGACGCTCGCTGCGACCGACATTTTGGCCGTCGACTTTGCGGCCAGGCAGGCGTTGCTGAACGGCGTCTATCGGCCGTCGGACACCACTAGCTCGTGGTGGGTGATGCCGCCCGGCACGACCACGGTCCAGGTGACCGGCACAGGCGCGACCGGATCGCAGATGACCGTCGCGTGGCGCGACGCGTGGATATAGGAGGGCTGAAATGCCGCTTGGTGTGAACGCCCACGCGGGCGCGTGGCTTGACGGCGTACAGGTCGCCGCGCAGGATCTGCGGTTGCAGCTGGGGGGCGCCTTCCTGACCGGCGCATCGCCGTCGGGGTCGACCGGCATCGCCGCGCGGCCCGGGGTGCGGTACGGGACTGGCAACCCGCTGCTGGTTCAGGCCTCCTCCGGCATGAACATCACGGTCAACGCCGGTGTGGCGTGGGTGCAGGGTACGGCGTCGGCGACTGCGGGCATGTACACGTGCTGTCTGGACACGACGTCGACGTTGACTGTTGCGACGTCGGACCCGACAAACCCGCGCATCGACAACGTCATTGTGCAGGTGACGGACGTTGGCACGAGCAGTTCGACGACGGTAGTGACGTTGCAGACGGGTACCCCGGCGGCATCTCCTGTCGCGCCGACGCTGCCGGCGAACTCGCTCCTGCTGGCGACGATCGCGGTCGGCGCGAACGTCTCCTCGATCACTGCGGGCAACATCACCGACAAGCGCGTTTACTCCGTCGCCACCGGCGGTATCGTGCCGATGACGAACGTCACCGGCGGCCTCAGCGGTCAGGCCGGGTTGTATGCGCACGACCTGTCGACCGGCCGGCTGAAGGCCTCTGACGGCTCTGGCAACGCAGCCCAACCGAAGATCGGCGCGTTCGCGCCCGTCAAGCAAACGCTCACGGCCACCACGGCTAACATCGCCCCCGGCGCGTCGGCGACCATCCTGTCTGCCTCGATCACCACCGATGGTGCTACCGAGATCAAAATCGAAATCGGCTGCTACGGTATCGACCAGGCAACGATCCACGCGGGGGACTGGGGAGAACACCAGATCAAGCTCGACGGCACCATCGTCGACAGCGGTCGGTTCTCCTGGCAGATGCCCGCGGCCAGCGCGGGCGGCACCCCAGAGGGGTGTGGCGCGGGCATTTTCGCCGCATACGTCACGCCGTCGGCCGCGACCCATACCGTCACCTGGGTACTGCAGAACGCAGCGTCGTCAACCCAATCAGTGCGGATCTTCATCCCTACTGGCAGCCCTTCGCAGTTCTACTCGACACTGCGCGTCGGGCCGGCCTTCAACTAGCGATGTCCACCTACCGGTACATGACCACCGACGTGATCACCGGCGCGGTCCGGGCCGACACGATCCCGCTGCACGTCGACAGCTTCAGCCACAACCTCGGCGGCGTCGGCCAGCCCGGCCGGCTGTCCGGCTCACTCGACCTCGGCGCACTCCCGTCCCAGTCGAACCTGCTCGCCGCGTTGGAGCCGCGCCGCACCCTGTTGTGGGTGCTCCAGGACAACTGGCCCGTGTGGGTCGGCGTTATCTGGGACTGGCCGGTCACATCCGTGCGTTCCAACCAGCTGCCAATCCTCGCCGACGAGGTCGGTTCGCTGTTCCTGCGCCGCCAGATCCGTGAGGACCAGCTGGGATTCACTGGCTTCGACCTGCACGACATCATCCAAATACTGTTTCTCTACGGCACCAGCAAGACCAACGCCAGCATCGCGCAGCTGGTGTACCAGTCTGGTTCGACCGGCATCGTGCCATCCCCGGCGCCGACGTTCCCAGCCGCGAACGTGCCTACGGTGCTCGACACCGTCAACCAGGTCTGCGCTCAGTACGGCGTCGAGTACGCCTTCGACGCCGGCTTTACCCCGACGAGCGCGCTGCGGATTCTGCTGCGGATCGGGATCGCGGCCACCATGGGTCGTCCGTACAGCGCCACCAACCTGGAGCTGATTTACCCGGGCAACCTGATCGACTACGCGTGGCCGCGGACCGGCTCGACTGGCGCCAACAGCGTGCTCGCAACTGCCTCTGGCGGTGGTGGCGCGGCGTGGCTGTCGAACACGGCCACGCACGGCCTGGACAGTGCGGATTTGGCAGCCGGCTACCCGCTGCTGGAGGCGTCGGTGTCCTACAGCGGCAACCCCATCACTGCGCAGTCCCAGATCGACGCGGTCGCTGATGCCCGGCTGGCCCAGGTCGCGAAGAGCCCGACGATCGGTAAGGCAGTCCTGGCCGGCGGTCAGACGCCGACGGTGCAGCAGATCCAGTTGGGCGATCACGCCACCCTCGTTGCGACGTCGCCGTTGCACCCGGCCGGCCCGGGCGGCACGCCAGGCTTGATTGTGGATTCCAGGATCATCGGCTGGACGGTGCACCCGGCGAGCGAACAGCAGACCGAGTACACAGAGCTGTTCCTAGGCGGTGTGTCCACGTGACCGGCTACCCGACCCCCTGGGAACAGAAGTGGGCATCCGACCAGGCCGAGTTGCTACGGAAGGTGGAGTCCCTCGAGCATCAGATCAACCAGCTAGTTACCGGCGCCGTTGCGGTCACCTCGACCACCCACCCGTCGAATCCCACGACGGGGATGCGGATCTACGAGGTCGACACGGACCTCGAGGCGTACTGGAACGGCACGGCGTGGGTCTATCCGCCGCAGCTGCTTGCCAGCCTGGTGCTGACCGGCACCGCGGCCTCGATGCCGCTGACGGTTCCGGGCGGCGTGTTCAGCAACCTGCGGGTGGTGTGGACCGGTCGCAGTACCAACGCCGGCACCGCCGACTACATGTGCCTGCAGCTCAACAACGACACCACGAACACCCACTACACGTGGCAGTTCAACCAGAGCAACGTCACGACGGACTCCAGCGCCGGAAGCGCCGGCACGACCGACCGGATCCGCATCGGGACCCTGAACGCTGCGGGTGGTACATCCGGCTACCTCGGCAGCGGAGCTTTCGAGATCCCCAACGCCAACGGCGGCAGCAACTTCAAAGCCCCGTCCGGCTACTCCAATTCCGCCAACTCATCTACCAACGCGTATTCCGGCACCTACGGCGGCATGTGGCTACAGAACTCGGCCGTCACCTCGATCACCTTGTTCGCGAACAGCGGCAGCCTCTCCGCAGGCTCAGCGTTCTTGTACGGGGAGTGAGCAGCTACGATGACTAGAACTGATGTTCGAGCTGGGGGTGTGTCGTGGCTGCGATGACCGTCTACGGCAAGCTGCTCAGCCCGGCCGCCTCGGCGCTTGCGCAGTCGGCGCTGACGGTCACCCTTGTCGACTACAACAACGAGCCGGTGCTCGGGTTCGACACGGTCGGCCTCACCGAGGTCGGCGGCCAGCTGCCGGTCACGGTGAATGCCGACGGCACCTGGACGCAGGCGCTGCTGCCGAACGCGCAGATCCGGCTGGCCGGCGGGACAGTGGCGACGGCGTGGCGCATCACCGAGGGCGGTGCTGGCGCGTCGTTCACCTACTGGATCGTCGTCGTGGCGGGGAATCCGGCCGTGCCGGTGTGGGTCGGCGACCTCGTCACCACCCTGGTCGGCGGCGCGGCGTTCCCGGCACCGGTGAACCTGGCGCTGGCCGGGAATCTGACCGTCGCCGGCGTGTTCACCTACGACGGCGTTACGATCACCGCACCTCCCGGCATTACCACCAAGTTCCTCGCCGGCGACGGCATCTGGCGAACCCCGGCCGGCGCGGTCGGCGGCGTCTCAAGCTTCAACAGCCTCACCGGCGACGTCGTTGCGACCGCGTCTACGGTCGGCGCGCTGGCCATCACCGCCGACCTGGCCGACATCGCGGACCCTGTGGCCGCGCGTACCAACCTGGGCCTGGGCAACTCGGCCACTCGGGCCGTCGGCACCGCGGCCGGGACCGTCGCCGCCGGAGACGACGGCCGTTTCGCCACCGCCGTCCAGTCGTCCACCGCCACCGCCAAGGGAGACCTCCTCGCCGCAACGGCGCCCGGAACCATCGCACGGCTCGGCGTCGGCCCGGACGGCGACCTGCTCGTCGCGGACTCCACCCAGACCAGCGGCATGGGCTGGAAGGTGATTCCGCGCGACCCGTCGGCGTCGAAGCTGGGCCTGGTGGTGCAGCCCTTCCCGATCGAGGCGTGCAACCGGGTCGGGCTCGGCCTGTCCTCCGGGGATCTGATCTCCCCACTGGGAATGGCCACCGCTACTACGTCGGTTGTCCGGATCGGGCTTTGGCTGACGGCGGCCGGGTCGGGCCCGACCGGCGGCAGTTACGCAGTGATCCAGGACGTGGCGGGGAACGTACTGGCCTCCAGCGCCGACATCACGTCGCAGCTCACGAACGCCGCGAACGTGGGGACGTTCGTCGAACTGGTCCTGACCTCATCAGCATCGGTGGTCGGCGGCGTCAACTACCGCCCGGGGATCCTGACGCAGATGTCGACGAACCCCAAAACGGTCGGGACGCTCGCGGACGACGGCGCGTTTCAGATGCCGTCGATCCGGGGTCTCAGGCCGTCGGTGTTCTGGTCCGGGCTCTCGTCGGTGCCGACGGCTCTCGATCCCGCGGCCGCCTCCACAGCTTTCGCCGGCTACTGGATCACAGCCCTGGGGGCGCCGTGATCACGAATCGTGAGGATCCCGCATGATCGGCTTCGACTACACCGACCGCATCGCCCCGGCAGCGCTGAAGGCCGCGGGCTGCTCAGTGGTCTTCCGCTACCTGTCCGTACCGGGCTGGCCCAAGAATCTGACCGTCAGCGAGGCGCAGGAGCTGCTGGCCGCTGGCATCGCGATCGTGCTGAACTTCGAGACGACCGCCGACTTCATGCTCGGCGGCTACAGCGCGGGCCAGGCCTGCGCGCACTCGGCTCGCGCGCAGGCCACCGCACTTGGCGCCCCGCGCACGGCGCGGATCTTCTACAGCGCCGACTTCAACGCCTCCGCGGGTCAGACCCCGGCCGTCGTAGATTTTCTGCGAGGCGCCGCGAGCGTGGACGGTCAAGCCGAGGTCGGGGACTACGCCGGTCTGCGAGTGGTGACGGCGGCCGACGCCGCGGGGTTCACCGCGTGGCAGACCGTCGCATGGTCCGGCGGCCAGTGGGATCCGCGCGCGGTCGCCCGACAGACCGGCGAGCAGCGCTACGTGGGCGGCGTCCAGGTCGACGTGAACGAGATCATCAACCTGTCCGGCCTCGGCGTCTGGAGCTCGAGCCCGGAACCCGCGCCGAACCCGGCGCCACCAGCTATTTCCTCGACAGATCCGGAGGACGACATGCCCACGTTCAGCACTGGAGAGATCAGGCCCGGCGCCGGGGTCACCACGGTGGTGTGCCCTCCGCCAGCGAACGCCGGCCGGGCCGGCTGGGGGGACGTGTGGTTCTCCCTGGGCTCTGACTTCGGCGACGCCCACGTCCGGGTGGCCGCCTTCGTCCACGGGTTGGGTTGGACCGACTTCACGCAGGACTTCCTGGTGCCGGCGGCTGGCGACCGCGTGAACCCGTTCGGCGGCCCGCTGCCGACCGGCGTGCAGAAGATCAGCATCACGCGGCTCGCAGGTAGCGAGAACGTGCCGCTGTCCTACCTGATCGAGGCGACGCACCGATGAGCCCGCACCTGAAGGCTCAGCTACTGCGGTTCGCCCGGTTCACCGCGCTGGCGTTTGCCGCCGACTTCCTGGCACGTGGCGGACAGGTCAGCTGGGGGTCGATATGGACCGTGCTTCCGGGCGCGGTCGAGGCCGGTATCCGGCAGGCATTCCCGGTCGCGCCGCTGCCGACGGGGTCCGCGGCCCCGGCCCCGGCGCCGGAAGACCCGCCTACACCGCCCGGTGCGTCCTGATGTCCTTGTATGAGGACAACAGGCTGAAATTCACGCTCGCTCCGGACGTGCTTCAACGGATGCCCGATCCGCTGATCGTGGTCGACGCGACCGGCCGGATCCGGATGGTGAACGAGCGGGCGTCGCTGCTGACCGGCTACACCGAATCCGACCTGCTGCACCGGCCGATCGAGGATCTGGTGCCGCCGCCGCTGCAGTCAGAGCACGAACGCTACCGCGGCTCCTACATGCAGGACCCGCACACCCGGCCGATGGGGGCCGGGATGCGGCTGGAGATGGTCCACGCGGACGGATCCCTGATCCCAGTCGAGATCAACCTCGCGTGGCTGACAGCTCCCGACGGGAACTTCGCCATCGCGACCGTGCGCCGGACGGCGGCTGAGCCTGGAGGCCAGGAGGCATGAACGAGGCGCTGCTGGTTGCGCTGGGAAGCGTGATCGGCGCGCTGATCACTGGGCTTCCGGCGATGCTGAAGGCCCGTTCGGAGCGGCGGTCGACGGATGCGAACGCCGAGCTGATGCTGCAGCACGCCGCCGCAGAGGCGGTGCAGACCGTCCAGGGTGCGGCGCGGCATGCGGTGGAGAGTGCCCGCGCGGATGCGGACTATGCGGAGGCGAAGGCGTCGGCCGCGCATCGGGAGGTACGGGAAGCGCAGGCTGAGCTGATCCAGATGAAGGAGGACTTCGCGGCGTTCCGCGCGGAGGTCGCCGCGGAGCGTGCGGCGCTGGATCGGGATCATCAGCGGGAGATGGCGGAGCGGGATGCAGTGATCCAGGCGCAGCGCGCGGAGATCGGGGATCTGCGGGTGCAGCTGCGGATGCTGGAGGAGAAGGTCCCGGACTAGGTGCCGAGCGTCATGTTGAAACCACCAACCACGTCGGCCGGCCCGAAGGTCTGCGTCCCGCGGTGGCTGATCGTCACGGTGTAGAGCGTCGCGCCGGCCGGGACCTGAGCGGCGAACGTGAACTGGCAGCCGCCCCCGCCGAACGCTCCGGGCTGGAGGCTGGTCACGGCGAGCGTCTTGCCGGTCTGGTCGCCGATGGTGACGGCGACACCGCCGGAGATGTCCTGGTAGCCGCCGTTGCCGGAGCAGGTGTTGCCGACGCTGCTGTAGTTGCCGTCTCTGAGCTGGAGCATGCCGTGGACCGAGGTTGTTGCGCCGCTTGGCTTACTGGTGGTGCTGTTGGTGGTGTGGCTGAGCCAGCCGGCGCCGAAGCCGATGGCCAGGGCAGCCGCGGCGACGGCTCCGAGGATGCCGGGGCCGAAGCCGCGGCGTGTGGCCGGGGCGGCTGCGGGTCGCACGTCGTAGTCCTGATCCATCGTCCCCCCTCGGTGCCTGATTCAGTGGCCTGACCGTACCGCCGCCCCGTCTTGATCGGTAGCGGCTGGGGGCTTTCCCGGAGCGCCCCGCCCCGTATCCTGAGGTGCCCCTCCAGTTCCGGGGCGCCCCACCGATCTTGCTGGAGGCCTGTGATGCTCCCGAACCCGGAGTCGGTGCCCCGCATGGCCCGGAGCGCTACGCAGGTCGCTGACGTGCGCTCCGTGCCGCTGGACGCGCTGTCGGAGCATGCGGATCGTACGTTGCGCCGGATCGTGCCGCCCGCGGAGACGTTGAAGGCGCCGGTCGCGATGTTCGAAGCATCGCTGTAGCCGGACACGCCGACGCCCGGCCGCATCGGGCCGGGCGTCGTGGTCGTGTTCGGGTCAGTTGCCTCCGTCGCTTATGGCACCCGCCGCCGGGTAGCCGGGTCCGCCGCCGCGATGTCCATCAGCCGGCCGAGCGCGCGCCGGACGTCGACCGCGCCCCGCTCGCCACTGATGGCCTTTAGCTGCTGCCGGTCGAGCTGGGCGAGCTGGGCAAGCGTGCTGTAGCCGGCCAGCTCGAGCTTTGTGATGGTGTCGAGTACCACGCCGTGCCGTAGCAGGTCCGCGCGTTCCTTCGGACTCCACTCCTGGGTCATGGGCGCGCCGCCGTAGACTCACTCTCAGGCGCCCCGGCGCCCGGCGCGTGGATGGCGTCGGGGGTCGGGGCGAGGACGTACACGGCGGTGTTCGTCGGTACGACGCGGACCACGTGCAGGCCGTCGTCGCTGGCGAGCCGGAGCTCGACGTCACCGTGCGGGTCGAGCCGGTCGATGCCGACGACGTCCAGGAACCGGCCGTCGTGGTAGAGGTGGGCGCCGGGCACGATCTCGCAGGCCTTGCGTTCGGCGACGTCGTCACCTTGTGCGGCGCGG